TCAGCCGCCGCAGTACCGGCCGGCTTCGTGAATGACACCACAGCGGCGTCGGCCACGGTCCCGAGAGCCCCGAGAGCTATATCGAACGTGCTCGCGGCAGAGCCCGCGGCAGTCTTCGTCATGTTGAACACCCAGCGAAGGCGTGTTCCGACCTTGAGGCCGGCCGGCGGTACCGCGAGGTTTCCGCCCGCGATGTTCGTTCGGGTGGCCGCCGCAGGGGTCTGCGTTGCGGTGGAACTGTTCTTGACGCGAGCACCGGCGGCACCGGAAGCCGGGCCTCCCGAGCTAACCTCATTGACCAGTCCTGGAAGTAGAATCGTCATTTGCAAATCTCCTGTTGAACCGCCCGGCTTGAAGCCGGGCTGCTCGGGTTGGGTCTTAGGTCAGCGCCATGACAGCGTGTGCATTCCGCTTCGTGGTGGTGAACGCTGCCTTCGCGGTCAGTCCGGTGTAGTGCACGTAGCGATCGTACACACGGGGCGGCTTCCGAGAAACCATCCAGTGCCCTGAGATCGGACGAAGCTGCAGGTGCTTCGTGTTCAGGAAGTACATGCGCTTGACCCACGCGGTCGCCGGAGCATCGAGCACGTCGAGTGCCACGAAGTTCGGGTCCCATATGATTTCGACGCCCTTGAAGTACAGGCCAGTCGAAACCGCGTTGCCCACGCCGACGTCTAGGGTCTGCCCCTTCTTGACGCCTGAACCGTCGCCCACGATTACCTGACGGAGAATTCCGCCCGATGAAGTCGTCTGAGCCTCGGTGCGGTACTTGTCGATCATCGTCTCGCCCGCCAGAATGAAATCCGGGGGCTGGCCGCCGACGCGTATACAGAACCGCCATGCGGCTTCCATTTCCGGGATCAGCGTTCCGGTTCCGAGACCGGTCGTCGCGCGATTCCTCCACCACGAGTTCGCGGCGACCGACGTGTCGATACCGCCGACGGTGCCCGTCGAGGGCGTCAGCGAAACGAGGTTGTCTAGGCCGGGAATGTCGGTCGAGGACTGAGCACCTGAGCGGTGCAACATGATGTCGAAATTCTCGACGAAGCCCAGTTTCAGCGAGGCCAGGTTCTCCGACAGGAGATTGGTCAACTGAATCTTCTCGGCGTCAGACGGCGAGCTGGACCGATCGTCGGTCATCGTGATTCCGTTCTGCGCGAGTTCGTCCTCGTTCAGACCGAAGCCGTCGTGGAATGAACCCCAAATGAACTTGGCTTGGTTCAGGGTGCGCTTCCGGTTGTAGGAGACCTGTTGGTCGCCGAAGTACGACTGGAAGTTGCTGTCGTTCTGGAAGCGGAGCTGCTCGACGACGTACTGAAGGGCTCCAACGTAGTCCTTCTTGCCAGCGACAACCTTGTTGAACAAGGGGTGGCCGACGTTGTACTGATCGATCGGGTCATTCCGCAGGAAGTAGTCGATCGCGGCGCGGGCGCCGTACGACAACTGTTCCGGGGTAAAGGGCATGTGGGAAACTCCTGAAAGAAAAGTGGTTGAACCTACTTTGCTTTCAGGCCGACGGTGCCTGTGCTGGTGCCCCGAGCGGTGGGCAGCGCGCAAGTTATGCGCGGCGGGATTTTACGTCTGATACGCTCTCAAGGCGATGATTAGACCCGAATCGTCGGCCCTTTGTCAAGTCCGCCGCCATCTGAGCTTGAACTTGCGAGCAGTGAGCTGAAATTCCTTGGCCGTCATCACCTCGCGCGCGAGCAACAGCTTACGATAAAGCCCGAGCCAGGTGGGGCCGTGATCTTGCGTGCGATCACCGCTTAGGTCGTGCGTTATCTGATGCGCGCACTCATGTAGTACGGTAGCGACGTTCATCCCGCCGCGGCCTTTTCTGCTCGGCCCCTGCATGCTAATGAGCCGCAACTTCGGTGCACACCAACTGTAGCGATTGGATGGCCCCTGCTGTACCGCTACTCGGTCTTGCCCTGCGGCGTCAAGCGTTTCGTTACAGAGCTTTTGACATTCTGCGAGGGTGAGGGTGCAGACGTTGAAGTGCTCGAAGGCTGACTCCCAAGCATACGCCGGATCACACTGTGGATCGTCGCTCTTAATTCGTCGCGATGTTTCCCGCACGTCACGCACCCCATGATTACATCCCGTCGAGCGCTGAGTTTACCGCTTCGAGCATCGACTTTGGCGCTGTTTTCGTTCCGTCACCGGCCGGCTGCTGAGGGCGAATCGGCTGGCCCTTCTTCGGCACAACGGCGGGCACTACGGGGGCCGCTTTTACGGGCGCAGCAACTACTGCGGCTGCGTAGGCGGCCTTGAACGTGGCCTCCCATTGTGACGGCCGGATGTTCGCGAAGGCCGCTTTGAGCGGTCCCGTGATAAGATCGAACTTAGCCTGATACTGCGGGTCCGATTTAGCCAGGCTCGCGCCGAGCGTATTAAGCGACGTTATTGCGGCGTCCTTCTCTGCCGCGGCTTCCTGCGTCGTGCGCGTAGCGTCGTTAGCGCGCGTGCGCTGAGTGGTCGCTACCTTCGCCTGTTCACGAGCGATGGCCAGTTCTTGCGCGTGTTCCTTCGTTATCTGGCCGAACTTCACGGCGTTTGCCAGCTCGGGATACTCGCCCAGCAAGTCGACTTCAGGCACGGGCTTGCCCATGCGGATAGCGAGTGAGCGCATGCCACCTTGCAGAGTCTTGTACGCCGCCTCGAGCGCCGCCGGATCATCAGAGTTAACGTTCCGCAGAAACCCGATTGTCTCAGCGAATTGCTCGGGGCTGGCTCCGGTTTCCTGGATCGAGTTAATGAGATTTCCCTGTACAGTCAGAGCCTCGTCGCGCTCCTTAACAAACCCCACGAGAGATTTGATACGCTCCTGGGTGCGTTCGCTCAGTCTTTCATCGATTGGATCGTTGACGTGGTCAATCTTCTTGTCTGCTTCATCCTTCTCGGCTTTTTCGCGCGCCGTTTTTTCTTCGTCGGTTTCTGTCTTGCCGTCCCCGTCTTTCTTGCCGTCCTTATCCTCGACAGCCTCGGCTGGCTTGTCGCCCGGCTTCTTAGCGGTCTTTGATGCTTCGAGACCCTCATCGAGCGCATCGGCAATGGACTTAGCAGCCTCGCCGCCTGCGCCGCCCGGACCCGGATCGGATTCGATCGCGGCCTTGGCTCGCTCTGCTGCGCCATCTTCGTCGGCGGCAACTACGACGGACTCAACTATGGGTTCTTCTTCGATCTGCGGGGGCATGGGACTTCTCTCTTATTTCGAGGGCGGTTCCGCGGGCTTAGGCGCGGGGTGTTTCTCCAAGGAAAGCGGCGGCATCGGCATGGCCGTGCCCGGAATGTGCGTCGGGATCGGCAAACCGTGCGGAATGCCGGGGGCTACGCCAGGGGGTGCTGCACCGGGCGGCAAGGCGCCGGGCGGCAAGGCGCCGGGCGGCAAGGCGCCGGGCGGCGCTGCGCCGGGAGCGCCCGGCATTGGAATGTGGTGCAACGTCGCCTCTGCGCCGAGCAACATCGCTTCCTGCTCCGGCGTGATCGCGCCCTTGAGTTGAATGTTGACGGTCATCTTCGGCGGTTCCGGCAGCGGCGGTGATGGCACGCCTTCCGGGATGAATTCGTCGAGATCCAAACGGTCGTCCATGCGGTGCAGAGTTTCCTGCAACACGCGCTGGAGCGCTTTGGCAAGTCCTGGATCGGCGAGCTGCATCTGGCGAATCTGCATCAGCGACTTCTCGAGCAGCGGAAGGATCGTCGCCCAGTTCGCTTTGTCGGCTGCGAAATTCGGCTTGCCCGTCGAGCCGGCGTCAATGCTGACTTCGACCATCGTGAGGACGTCTTCAATGTCCATGCCAGGCAGCGGCGGCTTAGCCGGCGTGCCTGGAGTCGGTAGTCCGGTCGCGGGGTCCTGCGGTCCCGGCGGGCCTTCCGGCGTGCCGAGATCAGGCCCGAGCCAGAATGCCTGCGCGCCGCATACTTTCTGTACCCATTGCACGGTGCATTCCTGCGTGGATGTCTCGGCGGTGTAGTGCGACAGATCGGTCAGCACCGTCTCGAGTACGTCGCGGTCAGATCCTGTACGAGAGCTGAAACCCTGCTGTTGGATCTGCGCCTCGGTAGCGGTCTTCGGTTGCACGCCGCCCTGTGCGGCATTCTGCTGGAGCGCTTCCTGAATGCCGGCGACCGCTTCCATGTCAGAGCGGATCGGGGCGGTGTTGTAAAGCTCAGGGTTGTATGTGCCTACCGGCTTAGCGATGAAGACGTTGGAGAGCGGCTCATCGGCGATAGTGCGTACGCCAATAAGCTCTTGTTGATTCGCGTCCGTGATCTTCTTCGCATCGTTCGGGTCGACCGCCGCCTCATTGAAGATGACGCCGGTGACTGAACGTTCGCGCGTGAGGCGCTGATTCGAGCGGCATGACGCGAACTCATCCTGCAACTTATGCAGACGCCAAGGGAGTGACTGCGCGTGACGCTTGCCGTCGACCGGGAAGAACGCCAGATAGAAGAACGGATAGAAGCGCGTGCTTGCCTGTGGCGGTGGATAGGGGTCGGTAGCCCAACACTTCAGGCCATCGATCATAGTCTTTACCATGAAGTCGCGGCGATCAAACACTTCGATGATCTTCGCGAACTCTTGCGGCTTGCCCTGCGTGCCGCCGGGC